CTATTATTGCTGATGACTGCCTTCTGTGTATGTGTAATCCGTACCGAATGAGAACCCGTGCCATCATTATCAAGATCGCATCCAACAATCCCCAAGTGATGCGCGGAACCAAAGAAAGAATAACGGGCATCGCCGCCCAAGATATTTGCCGTCGTGCATTCGACGAGAAAGATTTCGTCGAAGATAGTGTGTCCAGGATGTCCGCCGGCGCCATTCCAGTAATCTAGTATGTCCTCGCTCCAACTCGTCGCCGCACCCATGTTGTGCATGTCACAACGAAGCAAAAGCATCTGATTCATCTGCCCGACATTGCCCTCATAGCAGGCAACTGCATTTACCGCGTTGTTTCCATTCCCAGTTATATCCAGGTCCATGATCCGCCAATCATTGAGACCGGGTGCAGTGTAAAGCCCGAAGGCCAGTGCTTTGATACCATTCACCGATGCGCTGACAATCGGCTTGGCTCCAGAACCAAAGGCACCGATAGTGCCTGGGCCATCTACATCTATCCAACCATCGGAACCGAAACTAAATGTCTCCCCGCGCCGGAACAGCAATCGCTTCCCAGAGGCGATATAGGTATTGATCGCACTGTCCCAATCCGACGTAGTTACCTCGGAAGCTCCTGAAGGTGCTCCAGTGAACGTGCCTGAAGTCGAAAAGCAAATTGTATTAATGCCTGAAAATACCACATCAGGATCATCAACCACGACTTCAACCGAGATTGACCCGAGACTCACTCCATCGAACACCAGCAGTGATACCGTGTAGGTGCTTGGTGTCTCAAAAACATGAACGGAGATCGGACCACGCGCCGCATTCTTGCTTAGGCCCGATCTCGCACCATAACTCCAGGTCGCACCGCCAGCCGGATCGCCAAAATCCCACGAATAATAAACATCATGGAAAGGTCTGCTTGTTTCGCTCGAAGTTGTCCCGCTCGCATCAAAATGCACCGCAAGCGGTGCAACACCCGTAATACGCGAAGCGACAAGTGAAGGACTAATGCTCATTTGAGTATCGGCATAATCAAGCAGGCTTTAGCGATACGCCCGAAGCGCACCAAGCAACAGCGGGAACCGTCCAGTCCATCATGACGGACGCTGCCCCGGCAGCGCTCGATCCGTTCCCGGTAATCTCAACTTGAGCGGCGTTCGAGTTCTCCCATCTTTGAGTGTCGCCCGAACTTGTGCCTGCCCCATTGGCGTCGATAGAGGCGACGATGCCCACCACGACTTCACCGGAAGCAGAGTCCACCACAACATCCGCCGAGCTATCGGTGCCGTTGCTAGTCGCCGCCGTGCCGACCGGGGATGTTTGATGAACGCCTGCCCAGGAATCCCAGCCGTGGGTAATCCCGTTGACTGTCCCGCTGAAAGTCGTGACCAGATCATTAGCTCCGCTGGCTGGGGCCGCCAGCCACCAGATGTCGCTCCCGAGCTGCTCTCCACCGACCTCTACGGTGGAAAGAGCGCTCGCTACCTGGGTAAGAGGGGCTCCGGCGTAGGTGATCGAGATGACCGTTCTTGCGGTCGTGGTGTTGTCCCAAGCCAGACGCACGCACAGGAAATCAGCCGCCCCCGCGCCCACCACCGTAAACGAAGTCGTGATGCTCGATGGGCCGGGATTGCCGCCAGCGTTCGCCGAGCCTGCTAAGTCAAAGACTGGGGCCGCCCCACCAGCGGCGGCCCCCTCCTTGCGCGTGACGCGAAAATCGTAGGTCTGCCCCGCAACCGCGCCGTTATCCGGCTCCGCTCGGATCGAAAACTCCAGTTCCGTGTAGGCGTCGTCCCCGAGCGTGATCGCATCGAGACCGCTCTCATCGTCCCAGAGGCGCCCGAAATCGAAGTTAGCGGTCGTCTTCCCCGATGGTGGCGTAAGCCGCGCCGTCGTCACCTCGCCGGATGAGGAGATGTTCGAGGAGAGCGCGAGGATTATCGGCCCAGCATCAGTTGACTCGGGAGGAACGACCTCGAACCAATCCCCGCCAGCCTGATTCTTCGCCTCTAGGCGGTAATAGTCAGCGGTCGTGGGAAATTGCGAATCCGCAACGTCGATCAGAACGCGGAGCCGTCGAATCGTGTCGAGCGCGACCGTGTGCGGCGTATCGAGCGCCTCGGCGAAACTCGCCGCGTCCTCGTCCCCGTCATCGTTCACCCAGCGGTAGTGGAGCTGGTCGAGCATACGCCTCCGCTATGGGTAAAGCTCCCGCTTCGTCACCATCACGCGGTCCCCGTCAACGTAAACCCGGACGCCATCCAATTCGGCGACGATCCAGCACACTTGCCGCGCCTGCGGCGATCCGGCGCCTTTCACGGCGCGGCGCTTAAACACCCGGCCCCCATAGCTCTCCGGATCGAGGAGCGCGAGCCGGATGATGCCGTTATCCGCCGTTACCTCGTTCGCGTCTCCGCGATCAATCGCGGGGTCGAGTCGGAGCGCGCTCGGGTTCCCACCTCCGATCACGACGAATGGAACGGAGCCGAGGGTCTCGCTCCTCACGTAAAGCGCGGGTCCCCCGGGGAGGCGGACGGGGACATCGTCCGGGATCTCGGCGAGCAACGCCCGTAGCGCCCCGACGGTGAGCGCGCCGTCAGGCATGCTCAAATTTCGTCCCACGCGAACGATAGCGTTTCGCCCGAAAGCATCCCACCCACAACAGTGGAGAGCACCTCCATCACGGCGACCAAGTGCTTGCCCTTGTCACCCGTGCCCGTGAACGGACCGGAACCGAGGGAGAGCGGGGCGCCGGAGGTGAAATTGAAGGCGTCCACGTAGTCCGTCTCCAACGCCGAGGGCTGCACCGGCGTCGCGAAGGCGTCGCGCCCCGCGAACCAGAGATAAACGCCGGGCCACGCGGAGCCGGTGCCGTCGGTGTAGGCGACGATGTCCGTGATCTGCGTGTAGCTCCCGCCCGTCACCTCCAACTGGAGCCACTTCTCGAAACTCCAGTCCGAACCCGAAGGCGGTTTCACCATCGGGTTGTTCAAATCCACCGCCGCGTTATCCGCGTTCTTGAACCGGATGGTGCCGGAGGTCTTGTCCGTCTTCGTTGCCCCCGCTCCGTTCTTCTCGTTGATGATGACCGTTGCCGCCATAGCGTTTTCTCCTTACCCGTTGAGTTCCCGCGCGAGCGCCGCGATCCGCGCCGCCCGCCCCGTTTGACCACCCGCCACCCGTCCCGCCAGCGCCTGCTCCGCCGCCGGAGCGGCCCACGGCGGCGGGTTCGACCAGTTGATCCGCTCCGCGCCGAGTATGATGGCCGCCGCACGATTATAAACCTGCAAGTCCCAGGACTCGTTTCGCACGCCGCGCTTGCCTTCCCAGCCCTTCGGGCCGCGCGTCTCCGCGGTGAGCCCCCGGAAAAACTCAGAGCCTCCCCACGCCGGGAGGTGAACGTAGCCGGGGCCACGCTCCGCGCGCTCCAAGTCCTTCGCGACGCCGTCCTTCAGCACGTTGACGTTGAGCACGAACACGGGAACATCGCCCCGCGCCTGCGCATGCCGGTCGGAGCGCCCGCGCGTGTCGGGGAACGTCTCCTGCGTCCGCGGTATGTTCGGCCGTCCATCGCCCTTGACGAGCCGGAAACGGATGCCCATGCCCTTGCGCTTCAATTCACGCCAGTAGTCATAGGCGCGTGTCGTCACGCCTTCACGCCCCCCGGAGTCGCAGAGCACGAGACGGGGCGATAGCGTGAACCCCTCGATGGCTTCGACCGGGTAGGAGAGCTTCAGCACTTCGTCTTCCAGCACCCGCCAATCCTCCACGTAAGAGCCGGGGTCGATCGCCGCCGTGCGGTCGCCCTCCGGTCGTTTGGAACTCGTGATGTCGAAACGGTCAACCCACACCACCTCAAGCCCCGGTCCCCACGCCATGACGCCCACGGCGAAGGCGTGCGCTTGCACGTCAACCGCCGCGGTGAGGAACCGCGCCCACGCCGGGATGATGCCGCGCTCGTAGTCCTCGGCGCGCTCCAGCAACCGCTCGGCTGAACGTCTTGCGGCATAAGCACGAGGAAGATGTGGGGCACCGAAATCCATTGACACGGAACCCTTGAGGGATGATTCCTCGCCCGTCGCCTCATACTCCGTGACCGCCTGAAAGTATTTCGCCAACATCGAGTCCCAACGCTGATACGTGGCGGCGACACCGCCGAGCCAGAACGACGCGATCTGCGATTCCCTGCGTTCCCCGACGATGGCGTTGCCCTCGAACCGCTCGCCTTCGTGCAACCAGACGCCGCGCGCGTTCATCCCCACGCGGTCCGACATCTCGTGCAGCACGCCGCATTTCGGACATGCAACCCTCGCATAGCGCGCAGCGAGCGCGAGCGGGTTCTCATCCTTCAGCATCGCGGCCAATTCATCGAACGGCGGAAGGTTGAACGGCGCGAGGCCCGGCTCCGCCTGGAACCATGCGGCGCAATGAACGCACGGCCAATACCAGCGCGCCCTCGTGCCGCGGTTGTAGAGCGCGAGGATGCCGGCGACGGGCGGCGCCTCGTGTGGGGTCGTGGCGCGCCAGGTGGCGGCGGCGAGCGACAATTCTTCCGAAGGCGAGGACTCCGCGACGCATTTCCCGCGCGACATGTAGGTCTGCACCCGCTTAACCGCCAGGTCCCAGATCGGCCCCTCACCGTCCACGTCGTCACGGTTCTCCGGGCGGTCGTAGTCCGTGATCAGCACGTAGCGCAGCGTCTTGGAGGAAAGCTGCGAGATCGCGGGCCAGCCGAGCTTCAAGCTCATGCCGTTGCGGAAGAATTTGTCATGCGTATTGTCGTCCCGCGCCCGCGGCGATAAACGCGCGGCAAGCTCCGGGGAGTAGCGTATGACGCGATCAACCTCGTTGCGGGAGAAGTCCCGCGCGGCCTCCTGCGACATCTGCGTGACAAGCATGTCCCCCGGCGCGCAGGTGACGATCCACGTCAAGCCGCCGTGGACGAGCGAGAACGTCTTGCTGGAACGCGAGGGGCCGACGAAAACAATCCCCGTGTATTTTCGCGACGCGAGGAGGTCAAGCGGCTCAACCATCATCGGCGACAACGCCGGGTCCCACGGCCCGCGGTCATTCCGCAGGTAGGCGGCGGCCGCCGCGCTCGGCCGCAGGTTCTTACCCGGCCGCAGCAACTCCGCAACCCCCGCGGTCACGGCCCGCGCATCGGCGTAAGCGACCCTCATTTGACACCCCCAACAACCGCGCTACGGACCGCCCGCGCCATCGCCGTCGGGCGGAAGATCGCCACGCGCTTCGCCCACTCCAGCAACCGCGCACGGTCAAGCTCAACGCGGGACGGCTGCCCTAGTCTTCGCTGCGCGCTCTTGCGCATCACGCGGCGGCTTCCTTACGACCATCAGGCGCATCACGCCGCGACAACTCATCCGCAAGCTCCGACATCGCCGCCGCAAGCACCTCCTCAAACCGCAACAGAGCGGGGCCGGACAACACCCCGTCTCGCTCCAGCCGATCGGGTGCCGTCTCCGCGAAACGCGCGAGAATCTTGAACGCCCGCGCCTCCTCCGCCTGCAACTCCTCCACCGGCAGCAACCGCCCCGCCTTCTGCTCCAGCGTCAAGCGGTTAAGCTCCCCGTCGAGATACGCCTTGCGCCGATACGGGTCCATCCGCTCCGGGTCCACATTCCCACCGGCATCGCGCAGGAACACCGCATCGACCAGATCCCGGATGTGATACCGCACCGTCCCGTTCGCCCGCGCCGGCTCGATCTTCGAGGCCCGGAGCGCCTTCGCCACCGCCAGCGCCGCAACCGGGAAAGCAGAGGAAAACTCGTCCACCGTCCACAGCGCGCGCTCCACCCGCTCCGCCT